ACGTGTCGGTGATGCGCAACCGGCTAAAGGTTTATGAATTTTTGACGTAATGGACCAAGACACAGTTTGCAGGGCCACAGGCCGCGTCAGTGTCAGCCGAATCGTGGATGGTTTCGGCAAGGAGATTCCGTTGGAGCAGGCCGTGAAGTACGGCTGGCTCGCGGATGGTCCGGTGGACGAACACGGGCTGGACTTGGGTGAGAACCTCTTCGTGGACCAAGGCCGTCAAATCATCGCCTACGCCTTCGGCTTCAGGAATCCCATCCAGAACTACACCTGCCAGCGGTTCGGCGTCGGTACCGGCGTCACAGCGGCGCGCGTGACGGACGTGGCACTGGAGGCTCCCATCACGCTGAGCAACGGCTCGCTGACGAAGCCCATCGACACGATTGATTTCCTGACACCGTTTGTGGTGCGGGTGGCGTTCACACTGGGGCTGGCTGATGCCAACGGATACATCATTTCTGAAATGGGGCTGTTTGCTGGCAACGATGCGCTCATCGCACGAAAGATTCGGGCAGTGAGCGTGAACAAAACCTCTGATTTCTCACCGACGCTCACATGGCGTCTACGCTTCTGACCTATGGATACCGGACTCGTCGTAAGGCCAATCAACAAAACCCTCTGTCGCGTGCTCGGCGAGGATTACAACCAAGTCGCGCAGACAACGCTCGACGCGTTGAAGCAGAAGTTCATTGCACGTGCCCAGCGCACCGGCAATCCGAATCCTGAAGCGGCATGGACCAAGGCGGAGCCGACGTACCGCAACATGCTGCTCAACGACCCGAACATTAAGCAGGACTTGGAGCAGCGCCATGCGCGCGGTGCGACACCGCAGCAGCAGCAGCAACAGCAGGGCGCTCCCGCCAGCGGTGGCGGTCCTGCACAGGAGATTTACAGCATCGCGGACCAGATTCGCGGTTCAGTGAATCCTGAGCTTCAAGACCACGTTCACCGCATCATGCAGCTTGCGATGGAACTGACCAACACTGGCGGTCAGCAGGCTGCGTAGTTAGGGCACTACTATGATTGTTCACGTCACTGATTCACAGGTTGTCGGCGAGTCCGTAGGCACGCTCTGGAGCACGCTCCAGCAGGGTCCGGTGTCCGCGCAGGTCGTCATCAAGAACTCCGGCGTGAACACCATGAACTACCGTTTTCAGGAGTTCAACGGTACGGCGTGGGTGGACTTGGGCACGAGCGGTTCGGACTTCTACAACACGCTTTCGGTAAACGAGGTCAAGCTCATCAAGCTCGTCTCGACCTACCCGTCCGTGCAGATGGTCGGCAATGCCTCCGGCGGAGCGTTTCTGGAGTTCTCCGTGACTCGCTACACCAACCGGTCGTCCGGCGGCGCTATTCCCATCCTGAGCCTCTAGTACGGCTCGACCATGTAGGCTTGGTAGGCTTCCTTGTAACGGAACTCTACCTTGGGCATGTCCAATACGAGGAACTCCTCCAGCGAGGCCATGCGTATCTCCAGCGGCTTCGGCACGTCAGGGACGTACATGTTCAACAGGGTGCGCTCCAGCGAGGCGTAGAACTCGTCCTGCTTGTCTTCCGGTATCTGGGCGGTGATGGCGCTCAACGCCTGCTCGAAATCCATCTTCGGCTTCACGGCCTCGAACAGCTTGTCGGATTTCTTCGGTCCCCAGCCTCGGATGCCCGGAATGTTGTCCACGCCGTCGCCGATGATGGCCAGAGAAATTGGAATCTGGGACGGGTGCTTGATGTGGAACTTCGCGTTGATGAACGCCTGACTGAGCACGCCCTTGGTGTGGAGGCAGTAGAAGTGGCAGTTGCCGCCCTGTAACTGCATCAAGTCCTTGTCGGCGCTGACCACGTAAACTGTGTCCTTCGGCCCAGCGGCGTAGACCACGGTGGCCACGATGTCATCAGCCTCGAAGCCCTCCTTTTCCACGTTGGCCGTGGAAAGTGTATACATGAACACATCCTTCAGCAGATTGCATGTCTCCGTGTATATGGCTGGCTTTGGGTCACGGTCCTTCTTCTCGTTGCGCTTGGCGTCCCATGCGAAGAGCGTCCGGTCGAAATTGATGCCGATGCGGTTGTAGTTCGGGTTGAGCAGCGTCAGGATGGTGGTCAGGGCATACTGGAGTGCCTGCTCCGGGTCTTCCTTGGCGGCATACCATGAGCGCGCGAAAAGTGAATTGCCGTCTACAACTAGGTCAATCATCTGGTTTTGGCCTGTTCGTACTCGTAGTTTTCCTGCTCAACTTTTTCGTTTCGCCACACAATCATCTCGCGAAGAACGTCGTCCGGCAGGTCGTTTATGACCAGCACAAGACCTTTCTCGCCGCCACTTCCCCACGCGAGTTCAAACAAGGTTCTCCAACGGGCGAGCCGCGAATCGTACGCGGCCTCAACGAAAAAACTCGTCGTCAAAGGCCATCGGATGCTCGTACTCCTTGCCGCACTCCTCGCACTTGTGCGGGAGGATGGTGTTCAGGTGTGGAGCGAGCTTGCGCATCTCGTCGCGCAGATGGCGGGCATCCTTCGGGGTCAATGCGTCGTACCAGCTTTTGATTTCAGCAAGACTTTCCACCGGCCCGTCGTTTACGGCCAGAATGGGCAGCAGAATGCGCATGTCACCATCGGAGACTTCTCGGCGGTCGGCGGCACTGCGAGTGGCAATCTTACGCTCATCCTTGATGAGCATCAGGCGCACATGGGCGATGTCCTTGCACTCCGGCAGAGTGATGGTGTCGTAGCCGGGCCAGCCGGTGTCAGGCTTCTCGCCGATTTTCTCAAGCTCTGCCGGGATGCGGACGGTTTCCTCGGTCTTGCGGTTGCATCCGGGGCATTGGGTGTTGTAGACGACCGTCTCGTTGCCAAGGCTGCGGGCCACCAGCAGAAGCGTGTTGACCTCCTCTGCCGGGAACAGGTCGAGCGGAGCGCCATTGAGGTCCACCAGCTTCTCCAGCAGGCCGAACAGGATTTCGTGACGCGGAAGCTGGCGCTTGGCTGCCTCCAGAAACCAGTTGTCCACTTCGTTGTCCCACGGAAAGACGGTAATCTTGCCGCCGGGCCAGTTTTCCGGCGCGGAGTAGCCCTTGGACAGCAGGGTGACTTCCTTCTTGAACGCCTGCCGACGAGGCGTGCGGTTCGTCATGTTCGATTTGATAGCCATATCCTGTTAAGAACGGTGAAATCGGTAGACGAACTAAAATTTAGTGTTGACTTTTGGAAGCACGGTCGTAAGCTTCGCCCATGAATACAGATTCCGCCGCCGAACGTCGCCAGCAAGGCATGTTGTCCCTCGTTGAATCCCGCCACGCCTTCTGGGCCAAACTCAAAGCCGCCATACTGGAAGCCGGTCTTACACTGGAGAACGAGATGGTCAAGAGTGACACCACGTTCGCCAATGTGAAGTCGGCGCAAGCGCCGGAATGGGAGATGCCGATTCGGGTGGAGCGCAACGGGTGGAAGAGCTACAAAAACCGTCTAGCTATCGGCAAGTACCGCCATGTTGAACGGTTTACAAAGCTGGACGACGCCCGCGTGGCCCAGACTGTGGCTGACCTGCTGACCAGTGCGAAGTACGCTGCGGACTACGCCAAGCGTGCTGCTATTGAGCGCGACGAGCGCGCCAAGTGGAAAGAGCGCATGATTGAGCAGATGGAGGGTGCGGCGCAGATTCCGGGCATTGAAGTCAAAATCAAGGACAGCGGTCCTGACGCCGGGCTATACTCCATTGAAATCGACAAGGACAGTCCGCTGCGCCGTCTCGACGATGAGCAGGTCAAGGCGTTCTTACATTTCATCGAGCACAACTTTTCGATTCACCCTTACCGTGTCGGCAAGCGTGTGCGGTTGAAGGGTCATGTGCGCAACTCTGCTTCTGAGTTTGAAGATGGAGTTATCATTGATGCCAGCATGGACCGAATCCACGTGCGCATTGACGCGGAGAACACGGTATACGCTGAAGTGAGTTCGTCTACAATCACACTGCTGGACTGATATGCCACGCGCCTTGAAGTACTACTGTGGAGCCATCCACGTGACATTGCCGAAGTTTCCGCATCACCACGACCAGCGACATGTTTACGTGGTCGCCGCCACGCGAAAAAGAGCACTCGAACTGCTGCATCCGTACACCCTGATTTCGGCCTATTACATGAAGGACTACTTCTCGTGCGTAGACTCGGCACCGGTCCCAATGCAGGACATTCCTCTGGAAGAAGGCATCTGGATTGAGCCGTTGTCGAACATGAAACCCGTCAAACTCACGCCGGACATGGTGAGCCACTACAGGAGTCACATCCAATGACTGACAAACTCGTTGTGCAGCAGGAATTCATCGGCCAGTGGGACGACATCTCTGCTCACGTAGACCCGCAGCTTGCCAAGCAGGCGATGGACGACGCCCGCAACCACACCAAGCGCAACCACCGCCTCATTCGGCGTGTGGAGCAGGTCGTGGAGCCTTCGACCGCCGAGGATGTCATCGACAGCTTTTCCGGCCAGTACCGGTTCCTGTCCAACTTCTGGCCTGCGCGCGTCTATCTCGGCGAGCCGTTCAAAGGCACTGGCAACTGGTACGACAACGTGGAGACGGCCTATCAGGCAGCCAAGACCACGGACATGGACGTGCGCAAGCAGTTGACCATTGCTTCAGCCAGAGACGCCAAGGCGCTGGGCAAGAAATTAGTACTTCGACCGGACTGGAACGAGGTCAAGGTGCCCCTCATGGCCGGGCTGCTGATGCAGAAGTTCGCCGACCCGGAACGCCAGAGAATGCTGCTGGACACCGGCAGCAAGCGGCTGGTTGAGGGCAACACGTGGAACGACACCTACTGGGGCATTTGCGAGGGGCGTGGAGCCAACCGGCTGGGCAGGCTGCTGGAGATGGTCCGGCTGCACTATTCCGCCTTATCTAAAATTTAGTGTTGACGGAATTCATGTTGGTGCTAGTTTGTCTACAACATGAAATCAATCACACTGGCGATGGAAACGGGACTGGTCGGCAAAGACGCCACCGGTCAAAAGTGGGTGTCCTTCACTTCAATTCAAGGCGACAACCTCTCCTGCGGCTGCTGCGGCAAAGCGTTGCTGGTCGGTCCACAGGCTGGCTGGCTCAAGGTGCCCGGCTCGGTGCAGGTTGAACCAGAATTTACAGCGGGCGCAGTCAACGTGGCTTGCACGACCTGCGTTGTCGGCACGGTCGAGATGCCGAAGTGGCTGCTGGACCTGATGCCATCGCAGGCCGAACTGCTGGATGCCGCCATGAGGAATGTATGATTGGAGATTACAACACCACCCCGTCCCTCTGGGAGAACTACGCGAAAGCCTACCCTGCGCACCGCCTCAAGGTGAAGCAGGGCTTCATCATGTTCAACGATGAGTGTCTGGCCAGTTTCGACACCACTGAGGCGGCGGAGGCCGTGCTCGTGCAGGTCGGCTACAAGAAGGGCGACGATGGAAAGTTCAGCCTGTGAGCCTTGTATGGAAGCGTTTCGATGTGGAGTGGCTGGCGTTTTTCAAGAAACGCACCAAGAAGGCTTTCCTCTTCAAGAACGTTTCCGGGCAGTGTGCTTACGTGGCGAACCTCTACCGGCAATATCTCGGTGCGGGCGAAAACCAGTACGGATTTTATTCAGGGCCGGTCACACACTCCTTCTGGAACAATGCGGAAGTTCAACGCCACGGCTGGCTGCGTCTGAAGAAGTGCATCGTGGACCCGACGCGCTGGTGTTTCATGGCCGAAGAGCTTCCCATGCTGGCCCAGACCAGTCTCGACGACGAGGACTACGATGTTGGGATGCGCAGGTTCAGGCGGCTTATCAACCCGGAGTGGCACAACAACATGCCGGTCTACGATGGCGAGGCATACGCCTGCGACCAGCCGGATTTAGTACTACTTTTCGAGGGACAGATTTCCATCCAGCGGCTCTTCTGGATAGCCAACCAGCCGCCGGGCGCATCGGTGTTCAGGGATGAGGCAGAGAGAATTCGCATCTTCAAGTGGTTTCAGCGCAGCAAAGGTTTGAGCGCGCTGGTTCCAATCGACAACCGAGTCTGATTACTGGCCACGGATGGTCTGGGATATGAGCGCCGCCACCTGCGGCTGCACAACGCCCAGAGGAGGCACGATGGGTGGGCCGGTCGGGCTGCCGTTGTTTCCGTTGGAATGCGTGTGTGAGGTCAGGTAGGTCAGCAACGTCGTGAGGAACGTCACCAACTGGTTGCCCAGCACGAACGGTTCGGAGGCTCCAGCGCCAAGGCGCAGTGCGGTGAAGTTTAGCTGCGTGTTGATGGCGGTGAGCGTCATGTCGGCGGTGGCCGTGGCACTGAAGTTCTCCGTGGCCTCAAAGCTGATGTTCTGGAGGGCGGTGGTCGTGATGTTTTGCAGCGCGTCTACAAGAAGGTCGGAGACGGTGCGGAGGCTCATGTTTTCGTTGGAGGTCAGCACCAGTTCCCGTGCGCTGTCCACCGTGTAGTCACCTGCCAGCGTGCGCCACGCGTATGACTCGGATAGCTGTGTGGCTGCCTGCCCGATTTGTACGTTGTAGTCTTCAAGTACTACAAACTGGAGACTGCTGTCCAAGTCATCCAGCTTCATCGAATTGCCCAGCGGCGTGGTGACGGTGATGCTGCCATCATTCAAACCGGCGGCGCTGGAGTCGTTGATGACGATGCGGTAGCCAGCACTGGTGGTGACAATCATCCCTCCGGCGTTAAACTCGATGCCGTGACCGTAGCGGGTCCAGAATGACCGGTCAGGCTCACCGACACTGCCGTCCGGGTTGGTCTTGTAGGAGTGCAGGCCGAGCGTGTCGCGGTCGAGGACGCTCTGCATCCCCCACTCCCAGACTGGCTTCTCTGGCTCACCGTCAAGGAAGCGCACCCACATCTTGTCGCCAATCTCCGGGATGTGGCTGAAACCACCGGCTTTCGCGCTGCCGCCCGCAGGCATTCCAGCAGGCAGTGCCCACGGCAGGTCGTTGGTGGAGATGTAACCGGAGCCGCTGACCGTTGAGCCGTAGACGTGCGGGACGCGGACCTTCACCCGGCCCAGTTTTTCCGGGTCGTTGTTGGCCTCAACGATGCCACCGTAGGTTCCGAAGAGTTTCATCTAATGTAGTTACGGCATGGCACGAGACATCGCGCGCATCGACCAGCGAAATCTGTGGGGTATCTCTTCAGATGACGCGGCCAACGCATTAGAACCGCAACGCGCGGACCTCTGGGCCGTGGACTTCACCACTGCCGTCCAGAGCTTGAACAAGGTCGCCCGGACGCAGTTGAGCCAGATTCCGCCGCAACTGGCCCAGTCCGTCACGCTGCCGGAAATCAGGGTCAAGTCCGACCCGGTGCGCCGTGACTCGATGGGGTTCCAGACAAGCTCGTGGGACGACCCGCTGGACCCGCTGAAAATAACCTTCCTGATGGACAGCCGCGAGAACCAAGGCTCGGCGTTGCTGCGTTTCCTTGAGGTCTGGATGGCTGTGGTGCGCGCCGGGCGTGGCGACCGTGGCTTCCTCTACTACAACACGTCCCAGACCTACCTGCTGCTTGACGAGGACTACCGCAACGACTGCCAGTTCAACTTCATTGTGAAGTTCCTGCGCGGCTCAATGCCGGTGAACTTGGGGTCAGGGCTGGTGCAGGCCACACGCGGAAGCTTTCTCCAGAATGCGGCCACCAGCCCGTTTGTGCAGGCGTTGGCGCAGAGCGCGAGCAATCACCTGAATCTCACGGACGTTGGAGCGGCGGCGCTGCGCGTGTCAGAGGACTTCAACATCAGGCGGGCGTGGCTGGGTGGATACAAGGTGTCGGACCTGAGCTACAAAAGTGGTACTGAATTGGTCAGTGTGGAGGCAACCTTCTACGCTGAGGATGTGCAACGCATCCTCGAAACACCAACGTCGCTCGGACCCATCGTCCCGGTGGACGATGATTAGTTGGCCACAGGCACAATCGGAGCCATCGGCCTGATTTCAGGCTGCGGGGGCTGCGGTTGGGCCATGCGGGAGGCCATCGTCAAAGCGATGTCAGTCTGGTTGCTGTGGTCCACCGTGGGCTGCGGACCAGCGTCACTTGTGAACTTTTGCGCGAGTTCAATCTGGTTGTAGAGTCCAGTCACGTTCTCACTGTTACATGCTCGGCATCGCGCTGCGACAAGAAATTGAGAGCACTTTTCATGTGGTGAAGGACCGCTGCACCCGTGACGAGGTAGTCTTCCTCTGCCCGGAGTGCGGTGATACGACCGGCAATCGTTCGGTCAACATGCGCACCGGCCTGACCTTCTGCTGGCGCTGCAACAAGGGCAACAGCAACCGGGGCAAGTTCATCTCGTGGGCCTTCACGCTTGGCTACCGGTTCACCAACACCGAGAACACCAACAGCGTCACCTTCGAGCAGATGTTGAGCACGCTGGAGCAGCCGGTGAAGGAACGGGTGCCACTGCTTCACCCTGTCCGGCTGCCCAACGGATTTACCCGGTTGAACGAAGACCCGAACGGCGCGTACGCGATACTCATTGAGCGCATGGCCATCCGCAAGCATCTCACGTTCGACGACTTCGCCCGCGTCGGAGCAGGTTTTACAGCCATCGAACCGAAGTGGGAGGCGTTCTGCATCTTTCCGGTCAGGGAGTTCGACACCGAGGTCTACTATCAAGGCCGGACCTACGTCGATGTGCCCGGTGAATCGACGAAGCTTTTTCCCAACCGAAAAGAAGTACCACATGGAGCCTCCAACTGGGTTTACGGGCTGGACGAGTTGCGCAAGACGCGCGCTGAAATCGTCGTCGTGGTGGAGTCCATCCTGAACGTGCTGTCGCTGCGCAAACGGTTCCGCGAACTGGGCTGGAAGAAAATAGTACCAGTTTGCGTCTTCAAGCACTCCATCAGTCGGGTGCAGATGATGAAGCTGCAACGCTATGCTGTGCGTGAGATTTGCATGTTGTTCGACCACGACGCCATCGACAAGACGTGGAAGGCTGCATCCTCGACGGCGCTGCGCATGACAGTGGCGGAGATGCCTGCGGGCGCGGATAACAAGAAGCTAGACCCAAACGACGATGTGGACGCCGCCATCACGGCGTTCGAGAATCGACAGCAGGTCAGTGTTGGAAACTTCATCAACGGCTCGTTCATGCGGGTGCAGGCAGCAGACAGAACCGTCAGTTTGCGTGGAAAAAGGTACGTGTAGACGAAACTGAATTGGTTCTACCCTCCATGAGCAAATTCAAAATGTTTGGTCCGCGCGTCCTGTTGGAGAAGTTCAAACCGGAAGGTACCGGCAAGATTGTGCTGCCTGACACGGCTGGAGCCACCGACACCCACCTGCTTGGCAAGGTCATCTCCACGGGTGACGGCAAGCTGCGCGACGGCAAATCCACGGAGATGTTCGTCAAGGACGGCGACGTGGTGATGTTCCAGACGAGCGACGTTATTTCGTATACGCAGACCTACCGGAATGCCGACAACAAGATGCTGGTCCACATGCTGCAAGGCGACCTCATCGCGCGCATCAACGGAACCGTCATCAACATCGAGAATCTGGAAATCCTCGGCGAGTTCCTGCTCATTCGCTGGGAGCTTCGGCACACCGACAGCCCAATCATCCTGCCGGAGAACGTCGGTGCGCGCACGCCGGACATGTTCGCGTTCTACGTGGAACAAAAGGGTGGAGCGGTGGACTTGGAGGTCAATGTCGGCGATGAGGTCATCCTCAACAACGGACGTTTGAACGTCATCCTCATCACCGGGGATAACGGCGTCAACAAGGAGTACGGCTACATCCTCAAGGACTTCGTGTGTGGTGTGATTCCAAAAGAGTAGAGACGCTGGTCAAGGCGTTCAACACCGTCCTGTTCCACTATCTCCATGAAGGTTTGAAGCAGTGCGCCACCGTGGAGGAGAAGCGCCGTTGGATTGATTCCTGCGAGCGGGATGCGAAACGGTTTTACTCCAGCCTCGCTGAACACATCTTCGGCAAAAAGAAAGCCGCCCCCTGCGGGGCGGCTTGATGGAAAGGTCGGACAGCCCGATTACACGCCTTCGGTAGACGAATTGATGTTGCCGGAGCCAGCGTTGATGTTGTTCGACGTGGTGCCGGGTCCAGCGACCGTGCCCCACTTCTTCTTGAGTTCAAGCTTGTTGAACGCCTCGTCGTAGCCCCAGCCACGGCGACCAACAGCCACGATGCTGATGTCCGCACCGCGCAGGTCCGCCTTGTTGCGGATGACGGCGCTGATGTTGACAGACGTGCTGCCGGAACCGAAGAAGGCAACGCGCTGGTTGAGCAGCACGTAGCTCTTGGTGGAGACGCCACCGGGAACCAGCGTGAACGGCACACCCACCACAGCGAAGCCGGACGGCGAGGAGACGCCATCGTACTGCATCAGCTTGATGTAGGCGGAGTTTGGACCCGTGTTCTCGAACACGAAGTCGATGTTACCGAGGCGGTCGTTCGCACTCTGAGCGTAGCCAGCGAACACGTTGGCGTCTGTTCCGAACCCGATTGAGGATAGTTGATTCATGCGTTTATTGGTTGCGCCGACAACGTGTCAGCAGTTCACGCATAACTAGATTTCCCGTTGTCAAATTCCATGAGCACATCCCACTCGATTGAGTCTCAATGCTATTGGATGTGTTTTACTGGGTGATGGTCTGGGCAATTTCCAACATCTCGTCAGCAGGCAGCTTGATTCCAACCTCGGCGGGCGGCACCAGACCGAGGTAGCGTCGGCAGGTGGCGTCGAAGGAAAAGTCGGTTTGGATTACACCGTCCTCCGTCATGGCCGGTGTCTCGTCGTAATTGTATACACCTTCGCAGCGGTGGAAGGTCGGTGACGCGAAGAACTGTTCGGCCTGCTCGTGATTGTCGAGCCGGACACGGTAGCGGTCCTCGGTGCTGGCAAGGTCGAGCGTCCTGTATTCCTCGAAGGTGACGGTCTTGTGCAGCGGGTAGCCGGTCATCTCCACCCACTCAATCTTGAGCGTGCGTGTGTCGAGGATGGCTACGTACTTCTTTTCGCCAGCCTCGCCCCAGTTCTGCTGAAACGGTGAGCCTACGTGGTACACGTTTTCGGCGAGCGCCTGCCTGCCGTGGATGTGGCCGAGCAGCACCATCTCGAAGTTGTCGCGCAGCAGCGGCAGCGGCACGCCCTTGAGCGCCATGCCTCCGCCTGTGATGCTGCCCTCCGCCTGAAAGTGGCCGAAGAGAATCTTCCGCGACGTGCGGTACTTCTGAATGTTCTGCATCAGCCACGCCGCCAGCGCGCCGTCGCCTGACGGGTAGGAGCAGAAGAAGGCCGCGTAGTCGCCGAGCTTCAGCACTTCATTGTTTTCGACGACGGTGAACTTGCTCTCGAACAGGCGGTGGTTGTTGACCGTTGTGTCGCGGAGAAACTGCTCGTGGTTGCCGATGAGCTTGAGGTTGGTGCCATCTGGAAGTGTAGACAGTCCGTCGCACAAGATGTCCAGCGTCGGCACCGGGATGCTGGAGCGGTCGTCCGTGGTGTCACCCAAGTCCACCAGTCCGTCGCACTTGTGCTGTGCGTAGATGACCCGGATGTCGTCGAAAAACTTGCGCACCCGGTAGTGCTGCAAAGTCATGTTGGGCTGGGTGTGGCACAGCGCGTCGCCATCCGTCGCCTGCAAATCGCCGTAGACGAGTAGTTTCATGCAGGTAAAGAACGGAGTTCGGTGAATACCCCATAGCCTGAACCACCGGTAGAGGAGATGATGATTCAATCGTAACAGGCGCAAATCGTCAATTTTGACGAAGCTGTTCTACAGAGTAGCGCAGTTACGCTTGTGAACGTGAAACTCTACGAACTAAAGGTCAACGGAAAAACCGTCTGCCGGGTGGATATGGATGTCCCTGAAGGATTCCCGGTGAAGCCACGGCTTGACCACGCGTGGTTGCGGTCAGTGGTCGCCTCGGCGTTGGTAACACAGTTCAGCAAACCTGCCCTGTATTTAAGGCGTGACGCACAAGCAAGCAGCCCAGTTTATTGTTGAGCGGCTCTGGATGAACAACGCCTTGACTGCTGCCGCAGCAAGCCGGAGTCGTCTGGCTGCTGATGGCGAAGGTTCTGGCGAAGGACAGACTCAGAAGGGCGAGCTTGACCCCAAGTTGAAGGCGCTGTGCGACCGCATGTTTCTTCAGATTTTCTCCGTGCCGTCGCTCCAGACGTGGCTCGCTGACGCCTCGGTTGTCCCCAGCGGTGACGACGGCAAAATAAAGATTCAGTTGGATTTTATGAAGCTGCCCAAGGAGGTCATTCCTGATTTGGAGCGGCTCCTTTCCGTGGACTACTTCAAAAACCACCGGCTGGTGAAGTACGTGAAGAATGGTCAGGCGCGCACCGGGCTGGAAATTGAAGTCTCTCCGAAAGACCTGCCCGGCTCGGCCTACGACTATGCCTTCTGAAGTTGCTCAACGGGTGGCGGGCACCTACATCCCGCTGGAAACACCAAAGCTCGACTCAACGCCGATGTGGGCGATGAAGGAGTGCCGCAGTGGAGTGTTGAGGCCGCATGTGGAGAAGTTTTGCGAGGCCCAGTTGGAGATGCTAAATCCCGAACTGCTGAAGGTGGAAAGCGTGACCTCCGACCGAATCGTCTGCTCGATACCGTGCCGCGTGTCTGACCACGAGTCGCCCACGGCCATCCTGACCGAAGTGAAGTTCGCACTCAACCCGCTGACAGGTGAGTGCGCCCGAATTGACAGCCTTTAGTTGCCGGAGTCCGGCACGCTCTCGATGTCGCGTGTCTTGTCCGCCTTGTTTTTGTAGACGAGACGACCGGCCAGATAGTCGCACGTAATCTTTCGCGCCATCTGTTTGCAGGAGTTGACTCCAACCACCGCATCGTTCTCGAAAAGGTCGTTCAGACTTTTGTATTGGCCGTCGTTTAGCCGGAAAGACACAACATTGTTGCGGTTATTCCGGTTGGCGCGAGGCGCTCGGCCATTGCGGGCTTTTTTCAAATTGGGCTTTGCTGTCGTTTTTGCCATGCCATTTAGAACGTAATTTTGTGGACGCGCTCCCGAAAAAATCATTTTCCGGTTCTTGGTAGTTACATCGTATGGCGAATACCACATCAACCGCCCTGTTGAAGCATCTGGGCCTTATCGGACAAAGCGGCGTCCGCACCGGCTCACTCGTGCCGCGCGCCCAGACTCCAGATGCCGACCAGCAGCTTTGGCGGGAGTTTACCGAGGCTGGCAAGGTGTCCGACCCGGACATCTGGACCAAGTACAACTCGGTGATGAAGCGCCCCACGACTTTCGAGTCGATGCTTCAGTTGTGGGAGGAGATGAGCGGATGGGACTTGCTCGCCGCTGCGCTCGTGGAAATTGTGGACGAGGCCACGCAGGCGGATGCCAACTCACCGGGCACGCTCTGGTACCAGTGCAACGACCAAGGCTTCGAGGAGGAACTCAACGACATGCTGGTGCGCATCGACGTGGAGTCCGTCATCCAGTCGCAGGTCTGGCACATCGCCTCGTTCGGCAACCATTTCGAGAAGCTGGAGTACGCGCC